GAAGAATGGTAGACCAGATCGACTGGTGCATCATCCATGCGCCATTCTGCTGGTATCCAAAATCGAGGGCATTGCGGCATGCCATGATATTGGCCAGCGTAATGGTGGTTGTGGTCGCGCCAGCAACACCAGCGCTGGAGCCGGTGACTACGCCCTGAGGAGCAGTCGTGCCGTTACCAGTTGCGTGGTCAGTGGCTTCCTTGCGACCAAGACGCTCGCCGAGCAAACCAGCAACTTCGGTCGCAAGATCCAAACCGGAGTCACGTAGGAGCTCATTGCTGAGCAGTACCAGCGACTCGGTGCGGTATGCGCCGAGGATGATCTGACCAAATGTCATGTCAGTAGCGGATGGTGCGGTGTTTTCCGCGCCGATCGCACCGGGGTTGCCAGTGTCGTCAATCGTGGGGAATGGCAGGCTGTTACCCGACTCGGTGCGGATGACGCGAGCGACATCGCGCAGCGGGTTGAAATAAACGATCTTCTTTTCCAATTCCGCAAGAAAGCCCTGCGGGATGGTGTAACCACCGGCACTGGAGCTGGTCGAGTTGGCGCGAGTCAGCACGATGCGGTTGGAGCCCAGGTTGAGGCCTGAGCGCTGAGCTGCTGAGCGGTGCTCAGGGCGTGCATCGTTGCCAAGGAACCAGCCGCAAAGAGCTGTTTCACGGTCCCGATTGGCGCGCTTGTCGTCGAGGTCGCGCGTGAACATTGGCACGCCCACTGGTGCTGGTCGTGTGCGGCGTGAGCTTGCGCTCAGCACATCGCTGAGACGTGCGCGAGCTGCCTGCTGCTGAGCTGCTGGATCTGCTGCTGGCGCTTCTGCTGGTGCCTCTTCGCCAGAGACCTCCTCAGCCATTGCTAGCTCGATAGCCGCGATGCGTACATCGTGCTCAGCAATAAGAGCAACGATTTCATCTACTTTGGCAGTCTCTTCTGGCGTCCACTCACGGGTCGATGCCGACTCGTGATAGGTTTTTGCCTGCTCTACTAGACGTGCTCGCTCTGCGAGCAGGTCGCGACGTGATACGACGCTCATACAATCCTCCCTGCGCAGCCGAGCTGCGACATAAGCAATTTTCGGCCTCGCAAATGTACGCTCAGCCGTAATTGGCTAGCGCTCCACTGATCACGCGACCGTATCGCGACCGTGGTGTCCGGGTATGCGGGGATGGTGACGACGGAGACCTCGATGAGCTCGACATCTGTCACGGTCCGCACTCGCACTGTCTCTTCAATTGTCCACTCGTCAGCTCGCACAATGAAGCCAAACGACATTTGATTGACATCGCCGCGCTCGATGAGCATACGGAGATCCTTGGCATAGCTGGTATCTGGCGGGTAGATCTCAACGCCAAGGCCATTTTTGTCGGTGCTCAGTTTGAGCGTGCCCGCACTGCGACGACCTAGCACAAGCGATGAGTCGTGATTGATCAGCGCTCGCACATCTGCGTTTTTATCCTCGAGGGTGCTGGCAAATGCCTGCGGTGCTATGCGCTCACGGAAACCACCCAGATCTTCGCTCAGCGGCCCGTAGACCGAGGCATAGCCCATCAGTCGGCCAGCATCAGATGAGACGGTAGAGAGCAGTCTACGCTCCATTGTCGTCCTCCCTATCCATCTGTCCAGCCACTTTGTTCGCCCATGTTTGCCCCGGATCTCCACCCCATAGCGCCCAAGCAATGCGGCCAGCGCTCGGAAAACCGTCTTGACCGGGCGACCAGCCCTCGCCCTGTGAATCGACGGCATGGCGGGCAAAATAACTCACCATCCGCCCGATTGTGTCGGGGCTGATGTTGCTGCCATTGCTAAGATCTCTTGCACGAGCAACGCCTACCTCAGTGCCGCCGCGACCATATTCGGCTCGCCACGCTAGACCTCGAGCGGCTTCCTCGCGCACTCCGGCAGGTGGCGAAAAATCGATATTGTCGTATTTTGCTCGACGCTCAGCAGGCATCGATCGCTCAGTCTCTGTTTTGCGTAACGGCAGAATCGGTCGCCATTTGATGCGCCAGCCATGGCGACCACCTGGGCGGCTCGGTGGCACAAGCTCACGCTCACGCTCGATGCCGCACACACGGCAGCGATTGGTGCTGCCATGCTCGCAGCTCGGGATCTGATGCTCGGTCATCGCGAGAGCCAGAGCGATCACGGCATCGCTGGCATATGCCTCAAGGTCGTTGGTCTCTGCTGGTGCCGCTGGTGCTGCTGGCAGCGCTGTAGGATCGACGACAACCGGTGCGACAGTAGGATCAGCAGGCGGTGCCTGAGCCCCGCCCATCGACGATACGGGTTGCATGTTGAGCGGCTGGAGAAATACATCTCCACCCTCGATAGGGTCGAGCTGCTCGAGCGCTCGGATCTCATTGACGCTGAGCCATCCCCAGTTGCGGCCGATGGCGTATGCGCTGTATCTCGCTGCGAGGTCAGTACGCAGCAGCCCCTCGACGCGATGCTCGACGTAGTAGCTGCTGCTGATCGGCAGGAGCAGTTTATTTCTGACCTCCTGCTCGATGCGGACAAGCCATGGGCGCAGCGTCTCGCTGAGGAAAGCTTGGTTTTCCTGCTCTAGCGAGCTGTAGGTGCTGCCACCAGTTGCCCGCAGTTTGGATACGGGGATATTAAACCAGCGGGCAATCTCCTCGAGCTGAAAGCGTCTTGTCTCGAGGAACTGCGCATCGTCAGGCGGGATCGCGGTCGTGGTCCATTTCATGCCTTCTTCGAGGATTGCCACCCTCGAGGCATTATCGATACCAGAGTGCAGACGTTCCCAATCGCCGCGAAGGCGACCGCGGGCATCGTCGCTGAGCCTGCCGGGATGCTCTAGCACGCCGGATGGGCGAGCGCCGCGACCGAAAAACGATGAACCAAACGACTCAGCAGCAATGCCGAGACCGATTGAGTCTCGAGCCAGCGAGACCACGCTGGCACCGACGTAGCCATCACCACCTGGGCCACGCAGATGCAGTACGTCAGATGCTGGTATGTAGGTCGCACGAGAGAAATCGTCGCGATAAATATATTGCAGGTCGCCGTTTTCGGATCGCCCGACTTTCATATTCTCCGCCCGCAGCAGCCAGAGGCGCGTTGGGCGGCCGATTGTGTCTCGCTCGATCTCACAGTAGCCATTGCCCCACGTCAGAGCCTGCGCGAGCCATTGCTCGCGCAGTTGCATCGAGGTCATCTCCTCGTTTGGCGAAAAGCGCAGGAGGTCAGCGACCATCATGTCGTCAGCGATAATCCGCCCGCTCGAGGTCTGCTGATAAACGTGAAACGGCAGGCTAGAGATGGTCTCGGAGATAATGCGGACGGCTTGCCAAAATGGCGCATAGCTGAGCGCTGATGACTCAGATACCTGCACACCGGCAGAGCTTACCGAACCACCATGAAACGCTATGAGCGCGGGATCTCGCAGGCTTGGGCGATTGCCCATGCGCAGCGTGAATATGCTCTTGATGCGATCGATGATCGTCATATGAGAGTCATCCCTCGCGACTCGTAAATCGATGGGGCACCACGCCCAATCGCTCCGCCTGCTTCGCCGACTCGAGATCTTGCGACTGCCATGATGCTGGCCACAAGCGCGTCGATCTTTTCCGAGCTCTTAGCTTTGCTCGGTTTGATATTTCCGGCAGCGTCTGACTCTATCGAACAGTTACCCAGACACCATCGCAATACCGGATTTCCATCGTGTCGTAATTTTCTCGCCATGACTAATGTCTCAAAATCTTTAGCGGCTGGACTCATGCTCGCGTAGCCCTGCCCAAACGACACGATGTTGAGGCCATCGCTCTGCATTTGCTGAGCCAGTTGGCTTGCGTTCCATCGGTCAATTGCGATATCGACTACTCGATACTGTGCGCATAATTGCTTGATGCGCGTGTAAACATCCTCGTACTCGATCACATCGCCATCGGTCACGTTAATGTGCCCGCTCGCATGCCATTGGTCGTAGCGCATGCGGTTGGTGCGCTCTCTCTGTTTAAGCGCGCCTCGAGGCGCCCAACATGTCGGCTCGATCCAGATAGTGCCATCGTCGAGCGGGAAGGCTAGCACGAACGCTGAAAGATCCATGGTCGAGCTCAGGTCAAGAGCGCCATAACACAATCGGCCATCGAGATCAGGTCGAGGGCTGCGGCATGCGTCCCATGTCTCAGGTGCGATCCATCGTGTGATTGTGTCGGTCCACTCGCAAAGGTGGAGGCGGCGAAATGCAAGCTCACGGGCAGGGCTCTGCGCTGCGTCCATGGCAGCTTGGTGCATGTAATCGGGCAGCACAGATACGCCATAGCCGGGATTAGCTGCTCGCCATGTTGATTCATCACGCCATGACGCACCGTCTGGCGCACGATATAGAACGGGCAAGAAACTGTGATCGACCAGCGAGCCATCAGCGACTGAGCGAGCGTGCTGGTGCATCTCGTAACAGAGTGAGTTGCGATCGTGCCCTGCGGTCGTGATCGCCACGGTGAGCGGCTGCCTGCGTGAGCCTACGCTTGTTGTGAGCACATCCCAGAGCTCTCTGTTGGGCTGAGCGTGCAGCTCGTCAAATATGATGCCGCTACAGTTAAAACCATGCTTGGTGTGAGCATCTGCCGAGATTGCTCGATATCTGCTACCGTTCTTGGTGACTATCTCTTTGCGCAGCACGGTGCATCTCGAGGCAAGCATCGGGCTAGCCTGCACCATGCTGCTTGCAATGTCGAACACGATGGATGCCTGCTCACGGTCAGCGGCTGCGCTGACGATCTCCGCGCCCTTCTCCCCATCGGCCATGAGCAGGTAGAGCGCTATGCCTGCGCACAATGTGCTCTTGCCGTTTTTTCGCGGGATCTCGATGTAACTGGTGCGGTATTGGCGCAGGCCATCGGCACGGAGAGTGCCGAACAATGGCTCGATGATGTCTCGATACTGCCAGTCGGCCAGCAAGAGCGGACGGCCTGCGTCCGCTCCTTTGACGTGAGTCAAGCAGGTGCGGAAAAACAGCTCGACGTTGCGCGCGGCTAGCTGCCCAGGAGTTTGAGTATCGGGTTGTCGTCGGGCACGCTTGCTGCCGTCACCTGCTGCTCGGCGGGCAGGCGTGTGCTCGATCGAGTCCG